ATGGACATTCAATGTCCGCGTTACTACGGCCAACAAAATAAATAAAGAAGAAATCCTGAAATGGTTTGACAAAGATAAATTCCGATTGTTTGATTACTTGGATTATAGTGGTGATCGCTTAACCATTACACGAAATCCATTTGGATTTGTAAGCATGAAGAAACGTGCCAATGCCAAGGGATTGGATGAGACCTCCGATGAGTTTGACAAATATGATGGAATTACGTTGGGCGAGGAGGGTAACATGACCGATGAAGCATTTGAAGCAAATGTGAAACGCATCCTCAAAAAACACAATGTTGAGGTGGCGGAAAACAGCGTGACGATAGAGAATCATACTGCTTTACCTGATGAAAAAGATGCTTTTATTAATATGTTCATTGACTTGGACACCGGTATAATAAAGAACGTGGACCTATTACAACGCCGCATTTTGGGATTGACTTCGTATTTTAAGAGTGCCCAAGAGAAATTATTACCAAGATATAAGAAAGACACGGACTTCTCTATCGTCACCGCCGAAATGAGCGACTACCAATTTGACATTTATGCCTTGGCGCGAAAAGATGAGCGCGATAGAGACAAGAAGAATAATCAAAAAAAACATATGGGAAAAGAAATGTTCTCCGAAATGTCTTCTACATATCGTGTGTTTTCTCGTGCATTTTGTAATTTTGCGTTCCCGGATCCGCCGGGCAGACCCATGGCAAAAAACATGAAAATGGATGTAGGCGGCATTGATAAGGGAAACACGGATTCTCTATCGGAAGACGAGATTGATGCGGTTCACATTGACGAAGAAACACAAGAGGAATCCAAAGCGACATTTCCTGATGCGGAAACTTATGATAATAAATTGAAATCAGCTCTTAAATATTTGAAAGATCATAGTGCCGATATTCTGGCAAAAGACCATCTACAACAATATAGTCACAAATTGTTGAAATTGTTGGAAAACATTACAACTCCGGATCATGCGGGTCTTCATTTGGTATACAGTCAATTCAGAACGATAGAGGGAATTGGAATCATCAAATTAATATTAGAAGCCAATGGTTTCGCCGAATTCAAATTGGTTAAGAATGCGGGGTCATGGGATATTAAGGAGACCGAAGGTGACGAGGGGTTGCCACGATTCGTCCTTTACACAGGAACTGAGAGCAAAGAAGAGAAAGAAATAGTTAGAAATATTTATAATAGCAATTGGGGGTCAGTTCCAGAAACGGTTAAGGAAAAGTTGAATGCCATTGCCGGCAACAATTACATGGGCGAGATCATCAAAATATTCATGATTACTGCGTCAGGCGCCGAAGGTATCAACTTGGAAAACACACGATATGTACATATTGTGGAGCCTTATTGGCACCCGGTGCGCACGGAACAGGTAGTGGGTCGTGCTAGACGTATTTGTAGTCATTCCAATTTGCCAGAGGAGCTGCGCGACGTACATGTGTTCTTGTATTTGTCGGTGCTTTCCAAAGAACAGAAGACAAGCAAGAAAAACATAGAATTACGCACCAATGATGTTAGTAGGACTAATAAGAGCCGACCGGTAACGACCGATGAATATTTGTATGAATTATCTAATACCAAGGATGAGATATCTAGACAGATCTTGAAGGCGGTGAAGGAGACCGCAATGGACTGTAGTTTACACAAATCCAAGAGTGGCACTAAAAATGAAGAGAAATTGGTTTGCTATACGTTTGGAAAGGTGTCGTCTAACGAATTCTCTACTGTGCCAAATTTGGAAATGGATGCATCGCAAAAGACGGATCTTAATGTGAACACAGCCAAGATAACGGGACGAACTGTTGAGATATATGGCGTCAAATACATTCAGCGAAAGGAGAAGAATGGCAAATACACGGATGAATTGTATAATGCGGAAACCCAGGAATTGGCAGGACGTTTGGTAATAGAAGGCGACAAGGTTCGCATTGAAGTATAATATTTTATATAATCATGAATAAAATATTATTATTTATTGTCGTCTATTTAGATCAAATGGCGAAACATCACTTGGATGAGTATCATTTTTAGAAAAGTTGAACACATTTTTATCAGACAATGGCGATGGTTTCATACTTTGTTTCTTTTGTCTTCTTCTATGTTTCTTTTGATTGTTTATTGATTTATAGTATTTATTACAATAAATAGCCTTCTTCTTCTTGCTGCAAATACATTTTGCCCGTTTTTGTTTCTTCTTCTTTTGTGTAACTGGTTCAGTTGTGGTGGCATCTTCTTTCTTGGTTGAACTAAAGAAATTAAAACCGGCAGCAGGAGCAGCATCTGTGGATTTGGTAGCATCGGTTGATTCAGTAGTAGCGGGAGTAGATTCAGCAGTGGTAGCGGGAGTAGATTCAGCAGTGGCGGCAGTAGATTCAGCAGTGGTAGCAGGAGTAGATTCAGCAGTGGCGGCAGTAGATTCAGCAGTGGTAGCAGGAGTAGATTCAGCAGTGGTAGCGGCAGTAGATTCAGTAGTGGCGGCAGTAGAAAAAGGATTCAAATTTGGCAAATTATCAAGAATCCCACCATCTTTTTTCTCTTCTGTTATCTCGTCCTTTTTCTCGTCCTTTTTCTCGTCCTCAGGAGCACCGCCTCGTTTCTTGGAATTTCTGTTACGTTTTCCGCCATAATTCTTCTTAGATCTTTTTACAGCCATATTATATTATAATCGCATAAAATAATATTTTTCAAACAATATAGAAATACCGCGCCAAAGATTAATATTCCAATGTCTGCCATTATTGTTGAAAAAAACGGAACTGTCCGTCGCGCATCCTTATCTTCAAATACGCTAAATGTTTCAGAATTATCTAAAAAATGCGGTTTCAAATCTACCGAAGGTTTTAATTGTGCGCACACATGGACGATTGAATTTAATTCTATTGAATATAAAATACAAGCATTTGGCAAAACAAAAGGCAAGGCCGGATCCGAAAATAAATATGAATTTCCTCCTCCGATAGACAATGTCCTATTTTTTGGAAGTTGCGCAATTGTAAACATGTCGTGTGATAAAATTGCCGAGATGACCACAAATGATTTCAATGACATCATGGATTATTTACAGGGTGGATATTCCGATGTTGACAACTCGGACGAAGACGAAGATGATGAATTTGAAGATGAAACGAATTTGCCTAAAACCAAGGAAGGATATGTCAAAGATGATTTTATTGTTGATGACGATGATGATGCTAGCAGTTCTTCCGAAGAACCAGTAAAGAAAAAGCCCAAAGTTGTTAAATCTGCGAAGGCTGATAAATCTGTTAAGGTAGACAAACCTCAAATTATTAAGAAGAAACCAGTCAAGCCTGAACCGGTTGAGCAGCCCGCAACAGTATTCCAATGTTTGGATGAACTAGTTGAAGAAGAGTATGTATAGTTTGCCATAGGCAAAACAATGAATTATCAATGAATTTACGAATTATCAATGAATTTACGAATTTAACATTTGCCATAGGCAAAACAATGAATTTAACATTTGAAAACAGTTTAAAAAAATGGCACTTAATAATCCACACAAAAGAAATGAGCGTATCACTACACGAACGATTCCCGCAAATAGATCTTTCTTATGAAACAGATGCCCATAAGAAAGTTCTAACAAATCAATATGATCTTTGTCTCTCAATCCCCACCGGCAAAAAATCGTTTGCGTGGTTTACATACAGACCCGGCACTGCCATTAATACATGTTACATTGCCGATATGAAAATTGTGAAATTCACAGAGGTTCAATTAGAACCTTATGAATTTAAACTCGCATTGAAAACCATTTTATATGGAACTATTTGTGAACTAAATGACAAGAAATTCTTTGTTATTGAAGACATGTTTTATTATTGTGGTCTTCCCGTGAGACAAATGACTTACGGCGACAAGCTCACATACATGCACCAAATGCTTTCACGCTATTTACATCAATTGCCTAGTTGCGAACTGATTTTCACCATGCCTTATTTTCGCAAAATTGCCAATTCTAATGACATATTGACAAATCCGATATTCTATGATGAAATGGTCGGCGCCGCGGCCTATTTGGCGCACCATGTCCAATTCAGATCCTCTACTGAAATTTTGCCTTATTTGAATCACAATTACAAGAAAACTGCCACAAAAACCTTGGACGAAAATAACAGCAATCTAAGCAAAGATTTTGTCATGAAATTTCCCCTTAAAAATATTGACTATGGCGCCTGCTCGCAAAAACGTGAAGCCATTTTTCAAGTAATGGCCGACCTAGAAAGTGACATTTATCATCTCTACTGTTATGATGGTAAAAATCGTGAGGATCCTTATGTATACTTTGACATTGCCTATGTAGGAACGCGCAAAGAAAGTGTTTACATGAACACTATGTTTCGCAATATTCGCGAGAATTCCAACATAGATTTGGGCGAAGAGAGTGAAGATGAGGATATGTTCCAAAATACGGAGTTGGATAAATATGTGGATCTCAATAAAAAACTGAAGATTTTGTGTATTTACAACGACAAATGGCGCAAATGGGTGCCCAAAAATGTAGTAGCCGATTCGGCCAGAGTTGTAAATCTGAATGAAGTTACTCGGAGACAACCTAGCGTCAATTATCAAGGATCAAATCAAAGACCCGCCTACAACAATCAAGGACCAAATCAAAGACCTGCTTACAATAATCAAGGATCAAATCAAAGACCTGCTTACAATAATCAAGGACAAAATCAAGGACAAAATCAAAGACCCGCCTACAATAATAAAGGACCAAATCAAAGACCCGCCTACAATAATCAAGGACCAAATCAAAGACCCGCCTACAACAATCAAGGACAAAATCAAAGACCCGCCTACAATAATCAAGGACAAAATCAAAGGCAAAGACCTATCTATGGTTGAACAGGTATCTTGGCAATCTTGCCATACTCTTTCGGACACCCTACCTTTTTTTGTTCAAACTCAAAACAGTTTCCTGCCGCATCTTTGTACTGAACCGTATCTACATTTTCAGGGGTGGGATAAACATAAATTGTCCTGCGATCTGGCGTGAAAATATATATGAAAAACAACCCCATTGCTAAACTAATTATGAAAACCGGCAAATTAATATAATTTATGATTGACATTGCGATTATAAATTATACACTTATTTTGATTTTTTAGGTTTCTTGGATTTCTTCTCAGATGTCTTATTAAACATACTCACCAATTCGTCTTCGGTCATTTGTGCTGATGTCGGTTTTAATCCGGATTTTTCCTGTTTTTCTTCGCCGATTTTTACTACATAATTGTTGGCACCTGTTTCAATGATTTGCGCTTGAGCCTTTGTTTGCTCCAATTGTGCTTGGGCTTGCACTTGGGCCTGGGCCTTAGCCTGTTGACGCTGCTCCAATTTCTTCTTCATGCGGTCTTTAGTTGCCGTTTGGGTAGTCATGCGGTTAAGAGCATTCATATCTACTTTACCGCCCATGGTTTTCTCCAGCATTTTCATGAAGGGCAAATCCTTCATGGATTTCATAAGCTCAGCTAGATCGCCGTTTCCACCACCCATGCCCTTCATTTTCTCCATAATTCCTGTCATCTCCTGCATCAACTCCTCTTGCGAAATATCGCCATTTTTCATCTTATCTTGTAACTTGCCGGCGAGTTTCTTGAATATAAGAACCATCTTCTGAGGATTCTTAATAATCTGCATCAAAATGTCTTTACTGGATTTGATATTTTCTGTGTCTTTCTCCGTGAATATATCCTGGATATCATTTGTGAACTCATCCGTGAACTCTTTTGCCAATTTACCCAATTTTCCCTCCAAAAGCTCCTTCATATGTTCGTGTAATTCTGTGGGATTTGGCATCTTAAAACCGGATCCGTCGGATCCTTCACTTTTACCTTCAGTTCCTTCACTTTTATTAAAGGCATCATTCATTTCATCCATAGTTTTTCCAAAAGTCTCGGCAAATTTAGAAGCATCCATTAGATCGGGAACTTCCTCTTCAGATTCATTTGAAGGTTTGAAAAAATCACTAATGCCAGCCAAAGTCTCGGCCATTTTGCTTTGTAATTCATCCTCACCCATGGCTTCAAAAATGTTCGCCGATTTACCAAATCCTTTTGAATCTTTCACGGATCCCAATAGAGTGAATAGGATGAGTTGCAGATATTTCCATATAGAGGTGCGTGTGTTTTCACTAACACCTTCACAATTGTAGAGAACGCGAAAATCCACATTGGGCAAAAATGCCACATTAATTTTGGAATCCTTGGCAAAAATATCGGCATTGGAATAGAGAATGTCAAAGAATCTTTCGGGATAAATGGCTAAACAATATGGGTGAAGAGTGTCCATGTTAAAATTTTGCCACTGATGCGAATACTCAGGGAAAACTACGGAAAGATCTCTTGTGAAATCTGCGATTATGGAATTGAAATTTTGAGGCAACGACATTATAAATAATAGAAATAATATTTAGAATGTTTCTATACTAATTTTTTTAGAACTATTTTAATCAGATGAACATTTAAAATGGCACTTTGCCATTTTAAATGGTCATCTGACAAGAACCAAGAAGAAAAAATGGCAAAGTGCCATTTTAATTCTTCGCCGGTTTAATTTATGCGCTATATATAAGAATATAAGACACTATGGTTTTCAATAACAAATCAAAGATTGCTTTTTTATTATTATTGATTTTAGCCTGTTTGATTGTAAATTTTATTTTTTACCGAGGCATTTCACGCAAAGTTGAAGGCATGGGCAATGAAGAACAAGTCATTAAATATGACAAAGTAAACGGATTTGACAAAATTTACAATGAATATGGATCATTAGTGACCGATGGATATTATTTGACGCCATTTGGAACTGAGATGGTAGATGAAAAATATTTCAAACAATATACTGTGAAAAAAGTGCCTGCCGGTTTTGTAGCCGGAGGTGAAAAAATTGGCATAATTCCTGTAACAGCATCGGCCAGTTCCAGTATGACTGAAGCCATCTTGCCAGAATATAGAGAACTCTTTTTTTCGGAATATGCCACTTTACCACCCAAACCAATTCCAGGACATATTTATGATGCCGCACGATTAACACAAGACGACGGTAAAACCGCTCCAATTCCAAGTGGGTTTTTCCGAGTAAAACTTCATAATAATCCGACAGACAAAGATTATTTTATGATGGTAAAAATTCCTATAAACCATGCTCTGCTAGGTGACACAGATTCCATGTATTTGAAATATGTTGGACCAAATGAGCCAATTAAATATCAAGGAAACGCATATGTGTATTCGGACACCGACACAGGAGAAAAACTGGCGGGTTCTTCCAATAAAATTCAACCGGTTGACGCAGGATATTACAAAATCAAAATGATGAAGCAATCTTCACCAAATGATTCGCCGCCGTCAAAAGTAAAATATCATATGGCAAAGATACCAGATGGATATGTTTTGGATTCTAAAGATCCAACATTCGTCATATTAAACAGAACCAACATGGTTGACGGTGATAATACTCAGTATGATCAAAACGTGGATTATAACAAAGTTGATAAGAATAGTCAGGATCAAAGTAACCAGAAAGACGCAAACAAGGGGGTTTATTACCAATTTGACTCTACCGGAAAATTGGTGGAAGTTAATTATAAAGAATCCAATTTTGCGCCGGTTCTCTATTACATCCCGGGCGCATACAAGTTCGGATCGTCCAATTTTGTGCCAAATTATGAGGATAGTGTATATTTGAGTAGGGTCACACGTCAATCACAAACTATGACCGGAACTGGCACAAATTCGGACAACCGGGCGGAAATAGTGAATACAAGAAGCACTTTGGGTGGTTTCTGTAATTCTACCAAGAATAATAAAATGGATATGGAACAAAAATGTAATAAACTTAGTCTAGATGCGTGCGCGTCTACTTCATGTTGCGTTTTATTGGGAGGGCAAAAATGCGTGGCGGGCAATGAAAATGGCGCCTATATGACTGCCAATTATACTGACTATACTTTGAGGAACAAGGATTTCTATTATTATCAGGGCAAATGTTATGGCAATTGTAATGTCTAAAAAGGGAATGGTTGCATTTGGCACTCATCATAGGCTTGCTTTTAAGGGAAAGGTCTAAGGAAAACCGTAGGTTTGCCTTGGAAAAATTGATTTGTGATTTGATTTTTTTATCAAATCATAAAAATAAGAAAATGTTTAGAACCGGCAACCAATTCATTAAGAGCATCAAAATCCAATTTATTCGCAGAAACCACACGGCGATCATATACACCGATGGATCTTTCTATGGCAAATACAAAAAATCGGCTGGAATAGGATTATATTTCCCCGACGGCGAGCACTATAATGTGTGTGAGAAAATCCATGCCATATCCAGCACTTATTCGGAGATGATGGCGGTTCATCGGGCCATCAATATATGCAGGCTTCTGGGCATTGGCGGAATGATTTACACAGACTCGGAACATGTGATTCGTAAAATTTATGCGCCCAATTATTTAACAAGTCTGAAAGAACTCACTATTAAAGATTTTGAATACATAGATTGCCCAGGAATTCAAATAAGGCATGTGAAAGCGCATCAGTATTTACACTCGTCAATGCCGGGACACAATCATAGTGTGGGAAATGCCATTGCGGACGCTTTAGCCAAATATGGGGCCAAGATGTGAAGAAAATAAAATGCGATTATATTGTATAAAAAGATATGAGTAAAAAAAAATTATCCAGAGCAGATTCATTTGCCGAAAAGGAACACGTTACAATCAATGCGTTGGAAAACAATCCTGATACAATAAATGAAGAAGACGAAGACGAAGAAGAAAATAAAGAAAATGAAAATGAAAATAATTATGAAAAAAATTTTATAACAACAAAAATACTTGAAGATCCGAATTTTTTTAATAGAGAAGTGCCCAAAGAAAAAGATGAAACTCCTTCAGATTCAAAAGATTCCAAAGATAATTCAACACCTGGATACTTAGAATCAACCGCATCATCCGCAGCAAAAAAAACAGAAAAATATAAAAGTCAAAATGTCGGTCATTGGACTCCGGGAGGCAAGCGCCGATCAAGAAAGAGGAACCAAAAGAAAAGTAAGAAAAATCACAAGAAGCGCAATTCACGCAAGTCTAGGAGACATCGTCGTTAACTTGTGTTGCCTTCGGCGCAAGTTATTGCCTGCAGCAATAACAGCCGTTAATAACTTCATTATTAACTTGGATATGCTAAAGCATAGTTTTACTTTCAGTAAACGGAAAAATTGATTTGACAATTTCCAGAACAACTCATAAACAAATCAAATCAAATGTCAATCATATTCAGCGTCATATCAACCATATATTTAATCGTTTCATCGTATGTGAAAATACAAGTTTTCATATATGCTCTCGCATCAATGTCCATCCTTTTGCCTCTTGCCTTATCATTTGTTCTGTTGGGCTATTTCGCTTACGTCAATCTTGAGTTGCTAATGATTGACATAGATCTCTTTTATAGGCTATGCTCATTTAAATTAGCATAAACCATTTATAAAAATTGCGCAAATTATATCACACAATGAAGGAAGAACAGTTTTTTTTCAATGGCACAAACTACTCTATAAAAATAGGCAAAAATAAAACGGAGAATGACCATCTGGTTAAGACCTCGGTCAAAACCGATATTTGGTTTCATGTGAATAACACGTCTTCATCGCATGTAGTACTTTTGAATAATGAAAAACTAAACAAAATACCAAAACAGGTAATTAAGAGATGCGCGTGTTTATGTAAGTCTAACAGTTCAAGCAAATCGGAATCAAAATGCGAGATTATTTATACAGAAATGGCGAATGTGTCAGCAACCGAACATGAGGGTCAAGTCACTTTAAATGGCCTAAGCAAAATTATAGTGATATAATACATAATGACTGATAAAACCCATTTTTTAAACAAATTGAATATCACATGTTATCGCCATTCCAATTCATGTAATAATCTAGGAATAGATGTGGGTGAATTTGGCACCGATATGGATCCGTCATTGTCGTTAAAAGGCATCATAGAGACTGCGGAATTTAATATTAACCAGCCAATTAAGAAAAACTTGACGGTATATACATCTTATTTAATAAGAACGGTTTTGACGGCAATATTGCTTTTTGGAACTAGAACAACAAAAGTTCTAGAACTCAATGTGTCGCCATATTTGAACGAACAGAGAACAGAAGTCAAAGAAGGCTGTTATCCGGAATCTCCGAATAGTATGATGATCCGACTTGGCAAATTCTTTGACACATTGACGAAATTGAAAAAAACAATAAAATTATCTGAATCAATTGTGGTAAAATTTCCAAGGCCGATAGAGAAAGCCGATGAGATTGAATGTTTTATATATAAAAAAGCGGCATCCGATAAAAAACATAAATTGTATTTTGTCGGATTGTATTCGGATTATTTGAAAAACGACATTTCTATGTTTACTAAAAAAAAGTTGGAAGACACAATTAGCAAACCCCGAAATGCCATTGATAAAGTAGCTATGGGTGATATATTCAAATTTATAAGTTGGATAAAAGACGGCAAAGATTGTTACAATCGCGATTTATTAAATTTAGATATAATAGTGGTGTCGCATTCGGAAACCATGGCTAAGTTTGTCAAAGAACATGCGAGTAATAATGCCAAATATGATCATTTTATATATGAGAATTGTTCAAGTTTTAAGATTAAGAAACCGTTTGGCCAAAAAATGAGGATTATTTCAAGACGTGGCATTATATCGCCGGATGTTAAGGTATGGCAAAAGTATGAAAAAACACATAGAAATATTAGTTTGTGTGGAAAGTATCGGACCCGTAAAACCCGAAAGGCCTAAGCAAAATTTTTATAACTAAGATGAATGATCAAAAAGGAAATATCAAAAGGAAGGATCAAAAGGGAAGTATCAAAAGGGAAAGGTCTAAGGAAAACCGTAGGTTTGCCTTTAAGGGAAAGGTCCGAGGACACAAGTTCCATCTGCGATGGAACCGTCGCGCCTTTGGCGCTTACCGTAGGTTTGCCTCAAGTTCCGCCACAGGCGGAACAACTGTTAATGACTATGTCATTAACTTGAAAAATTGATCCTTTCCTCAAACAATTTATCAAGAAACAAATTAGACAAAACATTCCTATAATATATAATGATCATCCCAATCAAATGCGTAACCTGTGGCCAAGTACTGGCGGACAAATATAGATATTATTTAGATGAAGTGAGAAAGCGAAAATTAGAAACGCCAGGCGGAAGTAACAAGACGGTTTATTTGACGGCAACTAACGCTAAGAAGACGGCCGAGGCCGAGGTGTTAGACGAGCTGGAATTACACGATCCCTGCTGCCGAAGACATATGCTCACGCATGTGGATATAGAATAAATTATACAAATCCATAATCAAAATGTTTTTTTACTATATAGGAAATGAATAAAAAGTCAAAATCAAAGTCTAAGAGAAAGACCGGCTCAACGAGACGCAAAATCAAACAAGTAGGATGCTCATTGAAGAAGAGTCTTAAACAATCGGGCGGTGACGCATACAACGCAATGCCTGCTAGCAAAATATATCCTCTAGAAGATTATTCGGTTGATGTTCAACGTGCTTCTATTGATGCGGGAGCAACGAGCGTAGCGGGACAACAATTAGGAGGACGAAAAAGAGGAGGCTCTTTTTTGAAGAGCAATGAGGGAAGATCATTTAGAAAGTATTCCAGAAAATATTATAAAAAATTTAGCGGAGGCAGCAATTCTTCTTACATTGATATGATAAAACCATATGACGCACACGCACTAGATCAAATGTATAACAAGGCAGCTCCATTTTATGTATAAGGTTTTTATCTTTTAATTATCTATAGAATGGCATTTTCCATAAATAATTTGTGCAGTCCTGCGTATTTTTATTTCGTGATTTCCATGTTTTCTGTCATCGCAATGGCATATCAGAATTATGGAAACACAAATGTTTATTGCTTGGGGGATTATTCTTGTAAAGTATCTAGCACATTTATGATGTTCATGATCAAGCTGATGGTTATTTTATTATGGACGTGGATTTTGAATCTGATATGTAAAGCCGGCGTGCCCGCGTTGTCCTGGTTCCTGGTTCTTTTGCCAATCCTAATTAGTTTTATTTTGTTGGCGTCTTTATTTATTATGTAAAAAGGTTTAAAATGTGTATAAACTCAAAGAATATCTTTTAATTTATTGACAAAATGTGTATAAACTCAAAGATTATCTTTGAATTTATTGACAAAGTGTGTATAAAGTCAAAAATAATCTTTGACTTTATTATAGATGGAATACGTGCCACGAAGAAGAAAACTGTCTCCTGCGTCGCAAGAACGTTTGCGACAACAACAAGAAGCACAAAGAGAAGAACGACGAAGGGAAAATGAAGCAAGAGCTAGAGCCAGAGATATAGAGCGAGAATGGGAAAGGGAAAGAGAATTAGAAAGAGAGATGAACAGTGCAAGATCAAGTAAAGCGCCTTCTCCTAAAAAAGGACGAACTGTGACTCCCACTAAGAAAACTACTAGAAAATCTCCGCCAAGGGAAAAGACATGGACAGATACTTGCACCGATATTGGTGATGGAATTATGTATTGTGCTTCCAAAACAAAAGAAGGTTTAGAAAAAGGGTTGAATTATTGTTATAATGGTATATGCCATGCGGTTGGAAAAACCCAAAAAAGAAAATCTCCTAGTCCGCCCGCGCTAGCGCAGGCGTCAGAAAGAATGCAAAGAGGATCTCCTACTCCACAACAACGAAGAGAAGCAGCGGCTGAAAGAAGAAGACGAGAAGAACATCAGGCCAGAGAAAGAAGAGAAGAAGAAGAATATAGAAGACAAGAAGAAGCAGCAGCTAAAAGAAGAGAACAGGAAGCCAGAGAACAAGAAGAATTGCGAGAAAGACGAAGACGATACGCAGAACAAAAACGAAGAGACGATGAAGAAACAAGACAATGGAGAGAGAGTAGACAGAATCGTGATGATGATGATGATGATGACGATGATGAAGTACCTTACAATAGAAATTCAAATAGCAGAAGTTCCCATGCTAATAGTAATTCAAATAGTAGAAGTTCCCATGCTAATAGTAATTCAAATAGTAGAAGTTCCTATGCCAATGGTAATTCCAATTCAAATAGTAATTATAATAGAAGTTCCTATGCCAATAACAATAGTAATTCCAATTCAAACAATAACAATTCTAGAAAAGAAGAAGCAAAAAAACCAGGTAGTCCTCAATATTATGAAGGTCAAAACGATTGGGAAGTATTAGGAATACCCAAAGGTTCTGACAAGTCAACTATCAAAAAGGCTTATGTTAAGTTGGTTTCCAAATGGCATCCTGATAGAGTTCAAGATACAAGTAATGAGCAACAAGTGAAAGAGGCTCATAAAAGAACACAACGAATCAATGCGGCATATGCGGTTTTAACAAAGAAAGAAGGTGGAAAATTAAAAAAACTCCATAAAAGAAGACAAACCATGAAAAATAAACGCTAGTTTGTGTCCACATGTATTCAATCAGAGAGAGTGAATATTTCTTTGAAAATTTAACGTCTTTTATTAGTTCGTCTTTTTTTGATGGATTTTCCGCCTTTTTTAGTTTTGCATTTATCAACCACGGTTTGTTTTATGTCTCCGCGACACATTGGACATTTTGCGTTTGATTTGCCATTGACATGTGTGCAAATACATTCTTTGTGAAATTTATGTTTATTATCGCAAACTTGAAGGGAAGTTCTATTGTTAGCAATTAAACAAATTGCGCATTCATTTCCACTAGTTGATGCAGTTGAACTAGTGCGAGACAATGCTTCTAATTTTGGTGGAGATTTAGGTTTGACTGCGGGTTTAGCCTCTGGTATGGGCATACTTAGAAAATCATTTGGGTGCGGTTCTAGGAAACTAAGCCGATTTTGTGGCATGCGAGATCCTTCAAAATTTCTACTACTTCTTGATGCGGCTGCCGAAGGGGCTGCTGAAGGTGCTTCTGAAATGGAAGAAATTAAAGAACCATCATTGCGTGCTTGTGCTTTTCTTTTTGCCGGCGTCTCTAATTTTTGACCATATCTAGGTGTCCGCGCTCTAGACCCACTATTGCTATTACTATTGCTATTACTATTACTATTGTTTTCATTGGTTCCCATTCCAAGCGCATTCCAAAAAAAACTCATTTTATTATACAATAGACCCACAAAAAAATTGATCTCGTATTAAATGGCATATTTCTGTGCAAATAATATATAACATCATAAAATGAACCCCCTAGTTTCCGATCACAGAGAAGAAAAAGATATTTTCAGATTCACATTATCTGGTGTGAATGTCAGTTTAGCAAATGCTCTTCGCCGAATAATCCTAAATGACATTCCAACTGTGGTTTTTAGAACCGAAACCTACGGCGACAATCAATGTATTATCGCAACCAATACCAGTCGGCTTCACAACGAAATCATCAAACAACGTCTCAGTTGTATACCCATTTTCAGCGATGATTTGACCGAACTCCCCGGCAATTATATCATGGAAGTGGATGTAACCAATAATACAGACCACATTGTCTTTGTAACCACACAAGACTTCCGTATAATAAATAAGAAAAACGGCAATAAATTAACCGAACAAGAAATTAAGAAGATATTTCCTCCTAATAAGATCTCAGGCAATTACATTGATTTTGCCCGTTTGCGTCCTCAGATCGGCGATATCCCAGGCGAGCAATTGAAGCTTACATGCGAATTTTCGGTTGCCAGCGTCGCGACAAACAGCATGTTTAACGTGGTGTCCAAATGCTCATATGGGTTCACTAATGACCGTGCCAAAGCCTCCGACGCATGGGATCAAATAGAGAGCAAACTGGCGTCCGAAGGCTCTACACGCGAAGACATTGATTTCGCCAAGAGAAACTTCAACATGCTAGATGCCGAGCGATATTACAAGGAAAACAGCTTTGATTTTGTCTTGAGGAGCACCGGCGTTTATAGTTGCCCTGTAATTGTGAAGAAGGCCTGCGCTATCATGGAGAACAAATTAAAGGATTTCTGCGCGCTAATAGAGTCGGACATGGTTGCCATATTGCCGACGGAGACATCTGGTGTGAAGACCACCATGGATCACTGTTTTGACATCATCCTGGAAAACGAAGATTACACCCTTGGCAAGGCTTTAGAATACTATTTGTATCAGACGTATTTTGTAGAAAAGAAGACGTTGACATTTTGCGGATTCAAGAAGTTACATCCGCATGACGCGTCGTCGCGCATTCGTGTGGCTTTTGCCGAAAAGGCGGACAAGGGCCAGGTCAGAGAGTATTTGCGAGAAGCGTCCGTTAAATTAGAAGAGGTTTATGTGGAAATTCGTTCTAAGTTTTAGGTTTGATAACAAACCAAATCAGTTTTTTTACATTTTAATAATATATAATGCAAAGAGTAAATCCATTGGAACTCATACCTGAAAAAACTTATTATTTGGAATATCCTATAAATTCTGAACCATACATGATTTCAATGTATAAAAATGCCAAAAAGGATTTTTCGTTTCGGGCAAAAGGAAAATTTGTTGGATATGTTAAAGAAAAAAACGGAAACAGAATTATGACATATGCAGTATTTGAAAATGTAGAATCTGTTAACAAAAAACCACTTTATGAATCGGTATTTATAATTAGATCAAACTATTTTTTTTTTCATGTTGCGCCAAATGATAGTGCTTATATTATTTACAAATCTATTAAAGGCCTTCGTAAAGAAGCGGTAAGACGGATTGTAAATACACAAAACATAAATATGAATGTTCCAATATTCACAATCGGTTCAATGACTAATATTTCGGATGATTTGCCTTCATATACAAGATCTGCCGTATCAAAAGGAAATTGGGAAGATTACACTCCGGACGCGATTTATTACAATAGTCGTTATAAAACAAATGTGGGAAATGATTTGTCAAAGAAAATAGCAGAATATATTGGCGGCAGAACGCGTAAATCTAGAATAACTAAAAAATCCAAGTCAAGAAAACGTCTATTTAGATATATATAATGTCAAAATCAGCAAAAACAAAGGCAAATACAAAAGCAAATACAACAATAACAGCATTAGCAACCGCATCCGCATCCACATCCAAACCCAAAAAATCAGTAAAAATTAATGAAGACATTGATGAAAGAACGGTTTCTAGAGTTTCAACTCCGGATAAAAAAGCGGTTTTTTCATCCAAACAAGAAGCAAAAGACCGCAAAAATGAATATTATCATGGTGCTGATTCACCTTATCTACGAGGAAAAGAACTAAAATTAAATAACATGTCAAGACGCGTATTAATGAAAGTCAAAGCACCAAATGCTATAAAAGATGAAACACGAAAATCAAATATGGAATTTATAGATTATTCAGTAAATAAAACAAAAGATTATTTAAAATATTATCCTGCGCTCTCATTAATCGGAACTAGACATGATAATCCACAATTTCCAATTGCTGACTATTATTCTAAAAAAAATCTAGATCGTATTGATAATAAAAAAAAAAGAGGCGGCAAAAAACGCACAAGAAAGAACCGCACTCAGAGAAAACATTAGATAACAAAATTGCAAGTTTTTTTATCTAAAATGTATATAATGGCGTCAAAGTCAAAAAAATCAGTTACATTTGATGAATCGCGAAACGTGACGGCGGAATATTTGCGCGTTCCATTTGAAGACCGCGCAAATGTTTTTATTCCCCGCTATGAATTAAGACAAATTAAACTTCAATATGATAATGGTCCCATTGAAGATTATAAAAGGGCAGTTCTCACAAAATTCATGAGTGAATTGCGCAAAGATATGCAAAAATACACGGGAATGTCCGAGAGAGATAAAGATCATATAAGGACACAATTCATGGCCTATATTGATAGAGAATTGGATGATCCGAATAGTGATACAAATACGACAAATAGTTTGCCCGAAAAAGGTCATTTCACTGCTAAAAACAAACAAAGAGTAAGCATGAGCAAAAGCAAAAAAGGCGGCAAAAGAAGCAGATCAAGACAATTCAGATCAAAGTATACTAGAAAACACAAAAAATAAGTAACATAAAGTAATTAATTATTTATTTTTTCAATTCTTCCTTCAATTTATCATATCGTGTTTTAACAAAGTCGCGCAAATCCTCTTCTTCTATTTCCATTAAATCCTGAAATTCCCTGTTTGCCTTATTTACTTTATCCACTTCTCTATTGACGTCTTTCAAATCCTTCTCCTTCTGTTTCAAAGATTTATTGTATCTTCGTTCCAACGTCGCCTTCAGCTTCTTTGTTGTTCTATCACGTTTCACAATTTGCTTATCAAATTCATCTATTTTTACGCGGGTCTCTATTGCCATCCCCGAAATCTGCTGTTTGATTTCTTTCTTTTTCAATGTCAACAGTTCTTTGTTGCCTTTTAAAGCCTTCAATCCCATCTTCAAATTTTTTGTATAATCCTTTAAATCTTTCTTCTTCTCCTCTATCGCATCCTCAAATGCCGCCTTCTCCTCATTTAGTTGAACTATTACCGGATAATCATTGAATACATTGCGCTTCGCTGGAATGCGGCATTTCGCTCTTACATTATAGAAGGCCGATTGTATGTATTTTTGATAATCTGTGTCTATATCTGGAATATCTTGTTTTTCTCTGAAGTTTTGTTTGGATTCTTCTTCTGAACTATTTCCTCCTACCAAGGGAGATCCTCCTACATTCTTCGCGGTTTTAATTCTCGTTTTTATTTCATCGGTTTTTGCTTTAAGCGTTGCCTTGGCCTCTTTAAGGGTTTGTCGCAATTCTTTGCCTTCTTCTTTGACTTCTTTCTTGCGTTCTTTTACATATTCCATGACATCCTTAATTGCTTGTCTAGCTAATTTCTTACACGCAGTGCGATCCTTCTTTTTTGCCTGGGTTTCGCATACGTCATTCATGGAGGCAAATGATTTAGCGGTGATGCCTTTATAACTATCGGTTAAATTTCCTAGATCTTCTTTGATTTGTTTTTCCAATTCATCTATTCGGGGTTTTTCCAATGCTCGCAATAGAGGCGCGTCATATTCTCTATGTAAAATCTCATTATCCAATAATGGCACATCTATGAATTTAATGATCGGTTGCGCAAACATTCGCGCGTCCTTTTCGCGATTCAAATAACTAATGTGGCCCGATATATTGTCCAAAAACTGCGATTCACCCCTTCTAGAAAATTTACCTGTCTCGTCCAAATATTCCTCTGAAAATACGTGGAAATCGTCCTCCATTCTCTCGTGGCGTTCTTTACACAAATTGATGAGTTTTACTAATTCCATGGGGGATGTTGTAATGGGCGTGGCGGTCATTAGAATGAGTCGGACGGAATCCGCGCCGCTGATTTCATAGGATCGCAATATGGACTCTTTGAATGCTTCCATGTCGGGGCGCTCCAAATGCGACAAATCGGTCTCCCCATAGAGCTTGTGCGCTTCATCAATAATTATCAATGTCTTTCTAAGAGGATCCGCAATTCCATTTTTATTCGTCAATGCTTTATACATCGCGTTTTTGCCCGAAACCAAATTGGAAAATTGCTTGTATGACATAGGGCGAATTGACCACGATTTAGACAACAGTTTCATTCTATCAGTCGGGTCTTTGGGCACATGAACATTTCGCAAGGAGTCGCTACAAATCTGATCAAACATGTTTTTCCAGATATCCGATTTGAGAGTTGTGCGCGTCACCCACAGAATTGTGTAACCCTCTTTCTCAAATGATGTGGTTGCGGTTGCGATGGCACTACATGTTTTGCCGGTTCCCACACTATGTGCGAATAACATTCCCTTGCGGTCATTCTCGGGAGTGAAATACCTTCTTACAAAATTCTGTGTGGGTGTGTAACGGATATTCTCTCCTCCCTTCAAAGAAGATTGCTCGTTGCTTCCTCCACATAAATTCTCCATCTTCACTTTCGGCCATTTGTAATCCTCGTAATTTTCTTCTATGTATTTTCGCATACCTTCATGCGTTTGCGGCATTTCCTCTATATGAGTCTCGTTCATTAATGCGCCAATTAAACGCGCATCCCTGGTAATTTTCAAAAGCTCATGTACTTCATCATCTAAAAGTTTGATTTGTTTTTTAATTGGCGGTTTCATTTTGGCGGTTTTTTTTTTATTTAGTTTCACAAGAGCGTCAATGATTCGGGGATTATGCTGAGTCCGATTCAACAGTTCTTTCATTTCTTTTTCATATTTGTTCTCCTTCGGAGACCCTCCACTCAATCGCTCATTGTTCTCCTTCGGAGACCCAATAGAGAATTCATGAATCGGTTTATTCAAATAGTAATCCACTGCGCCTTCTACATAAACCCGTTCCATATCCGCCGACAATTCTATCATGCGCATGTCCAATCCCAAAGCCGTCAAATACATATTATGAACTGTTTTGCTTCTCATGTATTTAAATTGAACGTCTTCTGGTATTGAAGAATCATAAATATTAACATAGAGAGGCCATCCTCTATTGGGATGAAATTCAAGCCCCTTTTGGCCGCATGTTCGCGTAGCACGACCAATAACCTGTTTTTGATCCGACGGCGTGGTCTGCGGCTCAAATATATGGACATATTTCACATCAAATAAATCTATTCCTTCCTTGAATCCGCCGTCCATTATTATTATCCGCGCCAATTTGCCATGAACATTATCAGGGCGACTATTATAAATTCGCAACATTTCCTTGCGTCTTTTTACCGGAATGCTTTTATTATAAACTGCGATTGAACTCATTAACAAAAAATTATTGTTTGGCATAGTCTCGTCTTCGCCCATATGCATGCCCAAAATATCAATTAATGCCGTTGCGATTATTTTTGCACCATTGGTCCCCGACTTCACGCCAGAGAATATGAAATGCTTAAATGTATGCCCGTGCTCATCCAAATCTTTGCTGTCAATGTCGTCAATTTCATCTAGCATTCGCAACAATTTAGGAGAAACGTACTGCAACCTTTCGCGTGTCAATGGGACTCTTTCGCCTTGGACTTTGTGATCAAATAGGAACCGCGAATCATATGACGCAAAATTCCCGATTTTATGAACACATTCGGCGTCAAAGTTTTCACTGAAATCGTCAGGGGCAGGTTTCGCATTTTCTAAATATTCTTCTAGTGACTCGCCTTCTTCCAATTCCATAATCTATATCATATGTATTGATTTTTTTGCCCATGGCTTGGATCACTTCGTGCAACAGATGCCAACGAAGTTGGCATCCAGCCGATCTGATTTAGCTCCGTTAAATCCTTGGATAGTCGCCGATGGCTTGGAACTTTTTCCTGGTTAAATATATATTTCTTAAATAATGCCTAGACCAACAAGTAGTATTGTATTAGGAGGACCGTTTAGAGGATATTCGGCTCCTCAGACTGTAACTAGTTTCAAAACTTATGATGATGCTTCTGTGCGAAGTGTATTAAGGCGCAGTTGGAACACTGCTTATGCCACTGGCACTTTCAATGGACAGCAACGTATTACCACGCCTTTCCGAGCTGTTAATAATTCCGGTGATTTCTTGTCCAGACAAGATTATGTGTGTGGCGGCCCCAACCCAATTAGTGGCCTCAAACCTGGCTACAAGCGTTTATTTGGCGGCATCTTGTCCGCGTGTGATGGTACTGGTGTGCCTGCGTCGTCGTGTAATGTGAAATTCGTCGCGGACAGTTCGGATTACACCCGATTCAAGAAGCAGCGTGCTTACAACATGACATACAATGATGTCAACTTTGGCGGATACAACAACTCGGCTCAATCGGCCCTCCCTAGAGTTCGTTAAATACGTCTTAACCCCAATAGAGTCCGATAAAGCTCCATAAATTTCTTTGAATATAATATAAATCCTTGAGATGTACAATTATTTAGTAGAATTTGTAGGAACAATCTTCTTCATCTATGTGATCCTGGCCACTGGAAATCCTCTTGCTATTGGTGCCGCCCTCGCTTTAGTAATTACTTTAGCCAAAAACACTTCTGGCGGACACGTTAACCCCGCGGTCAGTTTGGCCATGGTTTCTTCCGGAAAACTACCTGCAACTGAGTTGGTTCCATACATCATTGCTCAGTGCTTCGGTGGCCTTGTTGCTTATCAGTTGTATCTAAGATTTAAGGTATAAGTTAAAAAAAGTAATTAAAAAAGTGATTCTATAATAGTAAAATGGAAAAAACACTTTCACTTTCAGGAAATAATTTAGCTGACGTTGTTAACTGGTTAAAAGAAGGATACTTTGTGTGTCTTTATAATTCTTCTAAGAAAAACGCACATAAAGTGTATTATTCAAAAGATTCTTTAGTAAACGAAGAGATGATATCTATTGATTTAATCAACTGGCCAGATTTGTTGGATGAAGATGAATGGCCGTGGTATATCAAAAATGCCGGGTTTGTCATGTGTAATATTGCTAATGTATTTCCCAGAAAAGAATACTGTTTTGTATTGCCTTAATTTTTATTTGTTAAATGTATAACAAATGAAAAAACATTTTATCACGTCTTTGACCAAAAGTAAGAAATCAGGCACTAAAAAACGGAGTCATAGAAGAAGCAGGTCTACTCGTAAGAGACTTTCGTACCGAAACTAACGTACCGAAACTAACGTGCCGAAACTAATGAATCAAAAAATAACACTCGCATTAATGTCTTCTACTACGTTTAACAGTTCTACTTCGTTTGATACTTTTTCGGCTTTTTTTAGCCTTTTGTCTCCTACTCTTTCTTCGTCCGCCTGTAGATTCAAACAGCGATTGGTTTCCACCTAAAGTGTTGACATATGGTTGTGGTATAATTGAGTTCATTTTATATAATTCCGACAGAAAAAAACGCGATTTGTCTAGATCCAATCAATTAATATATTCACTTTTTTTATTGTATCACACTCAGATCTTCAATGAATTGTTGAATCCCCTTTAACCATTCATTGCTCAACGAATCCGGATACTCAACATTGCTATTTGAGTTTATGCGCAAAACTGAATAATCATGCCCATCATGGTCAATTTTGTAAGATTCTGCGTGTTCACTGATTTCCTTGTCCGAATTGTCTATTTTGGTGTCTACTAACCACCGCTTGTGATAATCCCGGCATTTTCGCAAATACGGCAATGGAATGCCTTCCTCGCCGTTTCGGTTTCGGCGATTGATTCTCTCACTACATATCTCAGGGTCCGAATCCAAGTACACAATGGAATCCACGCGGTATTCATCAATGAATTCGCGATACCAGCGATTGTAGATCTCAAATTCCATCATCTCCACCTGGCCGTCGTCATACAACATCTGCATGAATATGTTCTTGTCCGCGATGAGCGATCGCTCAATAATGATTATTTCACAGTCAGGATTTTCTTTGATGGCGCGCTTTAATAAACTCAGCCTGCTGATGTAGGCCATAACTTGGAACGTAAATGCGTATCTCTTTTGATCCCTGTAAAATTTCTCTAAAATAGTATGGCCATGTTCGTCCTTGATACTTTCCCAAATATCCACCGGCTCTTTCAGAAAGAGGATCTTATTTTCGGGCATGACATTGTCCATATGGATCTTCAGATTTGCCAAGATAGTGGACTTTCCGGTGCCGATATTGCCTTCAATAGAGATGATGGTGGGTTTTCTGTAAAAAGACGACATGATTGCTGATTATTATATTATTGGTTTTATATTTTAATTCCTTTTCAAAATCTTTTTTTGGAATCAATTTTTTTGGTTCTTTAACCACAAAAAATTGATTTTGTCCAAGGACATTCTAGACATTTCAAAAAATATAAAATGGAACATATTAACAATTTTACTTATCATGAATTAGTGGCGCTGAAATATAGCAAACAAGTTATTTTAGATTTAGCAAACGTATCAGATTACTGCGAATACATGATGCGTCTCACAATGATCAATAGAGAAAAGCGGTTTCGCGCGTTAAATAAACGCACTAGCATACAATATCAGAATGGCACGTTGACTTACAGAGACGCCATGGCAGAACAGCTCAGACATTACATAAAATGCGGCACCGAAGAAGAGGATTTTGAGAAGATGAAATTCAATGTCTTTTATCACTATTATGACAAAATCCAAGAAGACATCCGGGCTCAACGAGTTTTAGACCAAGCGTTGAAACCGATTTTGATAAAGAAGTTTAACAAAGATTTAAAAGTGATTTCTGTCAAGACATATGATTATCCGGCGCATTGGCGGGCCCGAGGATACAAAACGGATCGCATTACCCTTGATATTAACAAGACGCGAATCGTCAATTGGTATAGGAAAAAATGTCATTCTAAAATATAGAATGCCATCTTTTGATTTTGTTAAAACTATAGTGTCGGCGTTTGTCCTGGTTTTTTTATTGGTAAATATCATTCTACATGTGATTGATGGATTTAAAGAGGGATTTGTAGGAGAAACCGTTGCGCCATCTACTACTAAAATTGATTACGCAAGTCAAATTTCAAATGATATGTCTGAAATATTTGAAAAAGTAAACAAACAACTGGAGATTACCAAAACAATTAAAATACCAATTTCAACAGACACTGTAACAATTTCTTATAATCGCAACTTGGCTCCAAAAATACAGATTTATGGAAATCTGTCAACTTTGATGAATGACGGTGTCATGCGTGTTGAACAAGATCTTAAGAACGTTCAAACTTATCAATATATTGGAAATGCTTCTGTCCAAAATATGGCAGATGAATTAGCCAAAATTAATGAATCCACCGTTTCGGCCAAATGTAAAATTGAATCGTTTCAAGATATGACTCCCGCTCCCTCTGCTCCCTCTGTTCCCTCTGTTCCCTCTGAAACTACTGCTCCTAAGTATTCGGCATCGGCGGAAGAATGTTTAAGAATGAATGAATATGAAATGATTCAACGCGTGAAAGTCATTGTGGATAGTCATCAAAAAACCATTGACAAAATCCTTGAGAAACGCGCTTCTTCCTAATAAATGTCGCAGAATAATATAAATGTCAGATTATTCAAAATTATTTGTAGCAGAAAAAACAATAAATAACGCGAATATTGATCAAAACATGAAAGATGTTTTAGAATATTCAAATGTTTTAACTGGAAATACTTCATCAATACTAAAAACGTCTGGAAAAACTTTAGGACGAGTTTACGCATATGACACTAAAGAGACTTGCGTTGACAATGCCACATTGAAACAAGTCAAAAGACACAGCGTAATTAATGCCATGGATCCCAACGCAAAAGGGATTCTTAATTCCGCCAATTCCGATTTTGAAAAATCCAAGGCAGATATTGATTATGTCACAAATTCTGATAAATTCCCAAGGCAATGTATGTCTGTGCCAATTATTGAAACTGACATTAATGGCAAATCTACCACAAATCCATACTACATAATGATAGCAGAAATAGACAAGCTTCCTGATAGTCTATTTCGTGGTGGCAAAAAACCTGATCTTCCGATTGTTGTTCCGCCGATTACTACTACTGCTGCGACTACTACTGCTGCCACTACTACTGCTGCGACCAAAGAAAAATTCGTAAGCTCGGCAAATATGAAAAATTTAACAAGTTTAGAAACCATGGACGCAGGTCAAACGTTTTTTATTGGTTCTCTCGGCGTCATTGGATTATACATGTATTTTAAGATGGCATATGGTCATTCCAAATAATTAAAATTTCACCACAATACTCACGATCTCTTTTTTGATGCTTTTACATGCCGAGATGGATAGTTCCTCGCGCTTCTTTCGCGTTTTAGACTCGGTAGATTCTTGTAAATTTGGCATAACCCTTTTTGATATGCTATTTCGCGAATTCATGTCGTTCTCTATCGTCTCATAATTTTCATCAATATAATCCAGGATTTTATTTTCTATTGCCCACTTGAAAAAATTCAATTGGCCAATTGTCGTCACCATGCCAGTCGTTTCATTATAAGGAATCGTGATTCGGTCGCGTCTACAAAACGGATCAAATCGGCTCTTATTATAGGCCTTCAACTCCAATTTGTAGCTGTTGAATACCTTGAACCGCTCCATGTTTTCTTCCCCATTGATCACGGTGCTACAACGGTTTTTCGCAGCAATCATGTAGACTGTGAAATATTTTTTAGCGTAATTTGTGACAAACCAGTCAATGATTCTTAGAGAAGTCTTAGACTCGCCGTTTACGATTTTCACCATTTTGTCCATATTTCCATCGGTTGAATAGAATTCTAGCAAATTATTTAAAAGAAGTTCATTTTGCGTAGGGCTCCTTGATGATGCTAATGACATTTTGTAATAGTTGTTTCGTTTTTTTTATGTTCTTTGAAACAAAAATGATTATTATGTAAATAGAGAATCTATTTGAAATATAACATAATTGGTGAAGCAACCGCCGATGCAAGACACCAAATACTTGGTTTATTATTGCCACATATAAAATTTGGATAAAGAGTCATTATTAATCTTGACGTCAAAGAAAGAACAAGCAATAATATGGCAAATTTATTAACAATATCAAATTTTTTTCTATAAAAATAAACAACCAAAAACATTAATGTGTACATGATTGTTAATACAACATCTGTAAAATTGTCTTTAAAATTCCATTTCATGCCGCCTTCTATTGTTGCTTTTTTGAAATCCGGTTGTAATATTTTGTATAATGTGAATGCCGCTATAAAAACAAACGCGTAAATAAAAGATTCATGAATTGGAGTAATAGTATTTAATAAAATCGCAAAAACCAATCCCTGAAATCCTAAATTTAATAATAATATTTTTGAATAAATCTCCAAGTTATTTGTGTAAATGAGAGCTTCACACAATTGAACCAATGTGTAAAATATTACAAATGCGCCAATAGCAAACTTTTCTTTATTTCCGCTTGTAATTAATAATAATCCAGCAATTGTTCCTACCGCGAATGCGCCGATAGAGGTTTTGAAATTTATACACATTATAATTTATGTGTGGAAATTTATTTGCTTTTAGGTTTGCGCTTTCATTTAATTGTAATTCTGATCTTGCTCCTCTGGTCGGAGGAGCAAGATTTTTATAATATGAACAAAGGTGTAAAATGTTTTTATGTTAATAACCGCTCCTCCAATTGGAGGAGCGCTTTTGTTAGGGTTAAAATAGACACTTTACCATTTTCCGCCGCCTCCTTGACCGCCCGTCTTCTTAACCGTGACCTGCCCACCCTTTGCTTTCTTTTTCGCATTCGGATCATATTCATCCTCATCGTCCGATCCCAAATTCTTGGATATTTCCCAGAACTCTTTAGATCCCAACTTGAAATCGGGTCGGTCCATGGCCTTATACCAAAAGATCTGATCATTGATCTTGTTTGATTTCGCGTTATTGTTTATCACCAAACACTCATAATTCTCAGTCGTCTGGTCCATAATGGAGCAAAATGACTCCAGCGTCGGAAACATAGACGCATAATTTTCCCAAATCTTCTTACGATTCACCAAATAATTCTCTCGCAAAATAAAAACGTAATCAATATTGGTACGCAGATTGGGTGGAATACCGAGCGGGTATTGCATTGTGATGATTAACATGACCTTCCAATGTCTCCCATTCATGAATAGTGAACGCATTAGCTTGTCTCGCGCCCATGTGTTGTCATACAAGCAATCATCCAAAATCACGAATGTGCGTGGATCCATTGTTGTCTTCTTATATGTCTCCATCTCCTTCTGCATCTGTTTCATTACCGTTTTTTGTCGCCTCAGAACATTCTCTATCAACACAGAATTATACTCCTCATGAATGAAGAGCTTTGGAACCAGTTTTCCGTAAAATCCGTTACCTGCTTCAGTTCCGGATATGACGGTGCCGATGGGAATATCTTGATGATGATAAAGCAAGTCTTTTACTAAAAAGGTTTTACCGGTATCACGACGTCCGATCAAAACCACGACGGGGCCCTTATTCTCATCGGGGCGAAAAGTGATGGCTCTCATATCAAATTTTTTCAATTCAAGCGTCATTGATTTAATAAGTATATCTATAAAACATATTTTTTCTCTATCGGGATTACGAAAAGCCTAAATCAAAATGAGTTTGATTCCTATATAAAGAATAATTTAGTTAAATTATATTCTTGCGATGTTTACGATTGGATACAAAAAAGTGAGAAAACTTAATTTAGAGAAAATGGCACAACAATATGCCTCTATTGACGACAGTTACAAACCATTTGAATTGGATGGCTTACAGGCATATAATCCCATTTATGGTCGGTTTTTTAACATGACCGCCGAGAATTATAATTTGATCACTCTCAATCAAAAATATCAAGCCGGCGATTTGAAAAATTTATATGATGACGCATCTCCAAGTGAAAAAATAAAAAAAGATGTATTTGTGAAGTTCTCGCCTCTATTGGATCCACTAAAATTCATCATGGGAAAATATGATTTGAAAGATCCGTTGACGACAGCGCTCCCTCAATTGGATTCCGAAAAATGCTTCAAAAAAATTGGAAACGTGAATAATTGCTCCTACACTGATGCGTTCTTTTCTTATTTGACAAACATGATGTTGGAGACCCATGGATGGGCACATGGTGTGGCTTTTTACGGATCCGCGTTGGCAATACAGAAACGGTTTCGGTTTAATTTGGCGGATGATTATGATTTTGTGAAGGATTGTGAATTCTTTGCTAACAATATTGGAAAATATTACACTTTGGACAAAAATGCCATCATTGCCATGAGCCAAATGGCCGGCAGCGGATCGCGCACAAATCGCAATAAGATCCAGATTAGTGATGAAGCATGTGAGATTGATGCTGTTGATTTGACTATTGAGGAGGCATGTGAACCGTCTATCGTAACCGATAATAAAGAATTGGAAGTTGAGTATGAAAAAGTTCCTGTTGATAAAGCAGAATCTTCTTCGGATGATTCCTCCGATTCTGATACATCTGAAGAGGGAGAGGAAGAAGAGGAGGAAGAAGAAGATGATAAGGAAGACAAAGACAATCAAGATAATCAAGATAAGGAAAGCGATTGGGAAACCGAATCTGAAGAATCGGATGAATCTTATGAAAATGAAGAACCTCTCTATTGTTATTTACACGATTTCCCCGTTCAAATGATCTTACAAGAAAAATGCGAAGGCACTTTTGACGAATTGCTTATGCAAAATGACATTGGACCAGATGAGTTATTAGCAGGTCTATTCCAAATCGTCATGATGCTCCTCACTTATCAGAAAGCGTTTGATTTCACACACAATGATTTACACACCAATAACATCATGTATGTGACAACGGAAGAAACCCATTTGTGCTACAAATTTGAGAATGCCTATTATAAAGTACCAACCTATGGCCGAATCTACAAACTCATTGATTTTGGCCGCGCTATTTACCGATACCAAAACAAGATGTTTTGTAGTGATAGTTTTGCCCCCGAGGGCGACGCGCATTCCCAATACAATTGCGAACCTTTTATGAATGAGAAAAAACCGCGACTAGAACCCAATTACAGTTTTGATCTGTGTCGTCTTGGATGTTCCATGTATGATTTTATAGTGGATGAAGAAGTCAGAGAATCCGATCATTGTCTCAAGGATGCGATTCATGTAGACGAAATAATACGTCATTGGTGCGCCGACGATGAAGATAAGAATGTGGTTTACAAGAAGAGTGGTCAAGAGCGTTATCCCAATTTCAAATTGTACAAGATGATTGCTAGAACCGTTCACAGACATACGCCCAAAGCGCAATTAGAAAGTCCGGTTTTTGCTGCGTTTAAACATGTCGGTGCTTTCCAAAATGAAGAGTCCTACATGAATATAGATGACATTCCAAAGTACAAAAATATGGAATAAAAATAAAAAATTGATCACTTTTACAAATGGTGAATGACAGGCAAAATATAATATAACACTTAAAATGACTACTACAACCACTACTGCTACCGCTATAACCACAATCCCCAGAGGAAAGGTATATGTCGCTAGCATGAATATGCGCGGCGAATGGGCAGGTAAGACTGACCCCAATTCAATTACTGTCAATGTTACTAGCGCTCAGGCTAAGGCTAGCAAGAATCGCCGCGACTTTAGTCCCATGACACATATAGAGGGCGAGGGCGGCTATCATGGCTATTGGAACTTTGAGAGTAGATGGCAAGCAGGTAAGATATTTGAAGGAATAGATGAGGCAGTTACTAAGGCCTGGTGGAAGGCACAAAATGAGCCTAAGAGAAGATATCCAAAAGGTAAGGGCAAGAAGATATTGTATGCCCGATTTGAAGGACATGAAGATAAGGGAAACATGGACTATATAACTGCCAGAAAGGAGGTCTATGTGAAGGAGTACCTCGCGCTAATTCGCAATAGAGAAATGATACAATATTACAAGAAGATGTTAGATGAAGGTAAGAGCATCACGCTATATGACTTTGACGGCCCTCGTATGCCGGATAGGAGTGTCATGTGTTTAGAATTGACAAGGGAACTATATGAGGAAAAGATTAATTACTTAGACCAGCCGTTCGGCCACGTGTATGTGGTAGGAGGAGTTTTGACTGGAATATTAGAATAATTGTTAGAATAATTTTTAGAATAATAATTATAATAAATTTATATTTATGATTTGTATTTTGTGTGATTTATATATCCTTTAATTAATAATATAGAGACATTGTTTTGTTTTTTCATAGATAATTAATCACAGCGCCGACCGAAGGGAGGCATTAATAAAAAATTTGCTCACATGGCAAATAATTATACACTAATAAAATATCTAGGAATTCCCAAAATAATTAAGCTCTGATGGGTCTGTGTGATTTAATCAATATGTTTTTCATGCGATAATAGATCTCATTCAGTTCTTTCATGGCTCGTTTAAAATCGCTTTCCACAAATCCATCCGGATTGGTTGCCATATTATTTTCTATATTTGAAACATAAGCATTCAATTCGGCCACATATTTCATATCTTCCAGAATTTGTTCAAACATTTTTTCACTAATTTTATGTTTACTTGGATCTGTTTCTGAAAACATATCATGCGGCGTCATTTCCGAAATTATTAATTGATTATTGTTGTATAGAACATCAAATTCACGCATTTGTTTAAATACAACAGAAAACAATTTCACAAACTCACCATATTCTTTATTGGCCTTTTTAATTGCTAGTCGTTCTTTCTTGGTTTTTGGAGGCGTAATTCGTCTAGGGGGTTCTGGCAATTCAGGTGATATGTTTTGCCTAGGCATTGGTCTCGTGGATAGGACTGAACGACCATTGGGATCGTATATTGGCGGAACGAATGCGTCAGCGCGTGCCTGATTTTGCGCCATCATTTCCGCGATAAATTCCCTAATCTGACGGTCGGGATCTGGATCTTGACTTGGATCTGGTTCAAATTCAGGTTCCATTTCTTGTTCTACAATTTCCATGACAATTCTTGGTTTAACTGGTCGTTTAGGTTTGGTCGGTCTTTTTGTCTCTTTTACTCTAACTGTTTCAACAGGAGACCGATTCGGGTAAATAGATTGACGTCTTGATTGTGTTTTTTTAGGACGTGTGGGCGTCTTTCTTCTTGTTCTTGATGATGGTGTATTCATTATACAATATCATCGGTTTAAAATTCGCACATCATTGAAAATACATCTGTAGACATCTCTTTATTGGCTAAAGCATATTCACTCACTGTGCGTTCAAAGAAATTGGATTTACTTTCTATGCTAATTAGCTCCATGAAATCAAACGGGTTTAAGCTTCCGTAAAGTTTGTCTATTCCCAATTGTAAACACAATCGGTCGCCCACAAATTCTATGTATTGCGACATCATAGACGAGTTCATTCCTATCAGTCGGCACGGCAGTGATTCCAATATGAATTCCTTCTCTATTTCTACAGCGTCTCTAATGATTGTTGCGACTTGTTCCTTTGACAATTTGTTATTCAAAGTTGAGTACAAGAGGATCGCGAATTCCGTGTGGAGCGCCTCGTCGCGACTAATGAATTCATTAGACAATGTGAGTCCCGGCATTAATCCGCGTTTCTTGATCCAGTAAATGGCGGCAAAACTACTGCTGAAAAAGATGCCCTCTACACATGCGAAGGCAACTAACCTGGTGGCGAACGCACTTTTGTCCGAATCATTAATCCATTTGCGCGCCCAATCGGCTTTTTTCTTAATACAGGGGAACGTCTCTATCGCGGTGAATAGACGCTGTTTGTGCGCCTTATCCTTGATGTAGGTTTCTATTAGCAAACTGTACATTTCTGAATGAATATTCTCCATGGCAATCTGGAATCCATAGAAGGCACGCGCTTCAGATAGTTGGACATCACCCATGAAACGAGTAGCCAGATTCTCCATAACAATTCCGTCACTTGCCGCAAAAAACGCGAGAACCATAGAGATGAAATATTGCTCGTCTTCTGTTAGCTTACTCCAGTCACCAAGGTCTTTTGACAGATCTACTTCTTCCGCGCGCCAAAAACTATCCACTTGTTTCTTGTACATTTTCCATATGTCCTGGTTCTGCACTGGAAACATTACGTAACGCGATGTGTCTTCGGATAAAAGAGGTTCTGTTAAAAGTTCTGTTGCCATTCCTAAATAATATAAATCGTAGATTTTTATATGGATTGGGGAAATCTAATGTGTCACCAATAGACAAATTCAAACGCATTTCCCCAGCGGAAAAGCATCTTAAAAATAGGCACACTATATTGTAAATGAATTCATGCGCGATGTCAGTAGATTTAAGCAAAATGGATTTAGACATGAAGACATTTCAAAAAATGATGTTTGTCTATAAAAGCATAGAGAATGGGTGGAAAGTCAAAAAGCGCGAAGGTAAGTATATTTTTCAGAAGAACCATGGAGGCAAAAAAGAAGTTTTCATGGATGACTATTTAGAAAAATTCATAAAAGATAATATGAGTCTTTAATTACAACGTAATACATGCTCTGGCTTAATTGCGAAGCAATACATGTTGAAGACTTTAATTACAACGTAATACAAGCTCTGGCTTAATTAAAGAATAGATCCACTGTTTCCGATTTTTCTATTTGTGAACTTAATATTCTCTCTATCTGCTGATTGATTTCTCTTTCCAGCACAAGCAATCTTTTATACAACATCGGATTCACCGTTTTTTTCGTCTTTCCATCCACATATTTATCAACATTGAATTTTATTGATATATATTTCCCCTTCATTTCACTGGTAATAATATTTTTTTGATAATTCACAAAAAGTGTGACATCGCCTATTTTCATGATGCCGTCTCTATTGAACCCGTCAAACCGGCTATTTATGAATTCACATGTTGCTTGTTCTTTTGTTTTGTAAAGCATTTGGAAAGTTAATGGATCATTTGGGAATTCCCTAAAATAACAATCGGCGCAATAATTCTTACAAAGTCGGATTGAATTCCGATGACATGTTTTTATAATACAAACTTCTGAATTTTCTAAAATCTCTAGCGAAGACATTTCTTTTTGCAATTTATTTTGAGTTTTCATTTTGTGTTTTGTACAAAAATCGGTTTTCGCACGATTCCGACAATTCTCATGTTGACAAAGTTTTGGCATTTTCACATACATCTGGAAAATATTTAAATTTGGGTGTCCCTTCTTTTCGTTGTAGAGGCATCGGCATCATCTACACAGATGGCTTTTTTTTTACAAAAAAACATCACATTTTATCATATTTCACGATAGAGATTTAATTCACATTTAATTAAGTTTTATTTAATGTAGACAAACAGCTCATTTCCCGCTACATTTAGCATTTTCCTGAAAAAAAATATGTTTTAGGAATATATAAAAAACAGAAATGGGAGGAGCCTTAATGCAATTAGTAGCCTACGGAGCCCAGGACGTATTCCTTACCGGAAGTCCTGAAATCACTTACTGGAAGGTGTCTTATAGACGCCACACCAACTTCGCCATGGAGTCTATTGAGCAGACTTTCAACGGCCAGGCTGACTTCGGTCGCCGTGTTAGTTGCACCATCTCCAGAAACGGAGATCTTGCTTACCGCACTTATGTCCAGGTTACTCTCCCTGAGATTAACCAGGGCATGAAGCTTTCTACCGATGCCGGTGTTTATGCTCGTTGGTTGGATTTCCCCGGTGAGCAGCTCATCTCTCAGGTTGAGGTTGAGATCGGTGGCCAGAGAATTGACCGCCAATATGGTGACTGGATGCACATCTGGAATCAGCTCACCTTGTCGTCCGAGCAACAGCGAGGATACTACAAGATGATTGGCCACACCACTCAGTTGACTTACATCACTGATCCCGGCTTTGCTGACATCAACGGTCCTTGTGCCCCCACTGGTGGCATTGGTCAGGTTTGCGCTCCCCGCAATGCCCTGCCTGAGACCACTCTCTACATTCCCCTCCTCTTTTGGTTCTGCAGAAACCCCGGTCTTGCTCTTCCCCTTGTTGCTCTCCAGTACCACGAGGTTAAGATCAACATTGACTTCAGACCTATTGGTGAGTGCTTGTGGGCTGTTAAGTCCCTGACTGCTGCTTCCAACGCGGGATCTCAGTCGGTCACCACTGCCTACCAGCAGTCCCTTGTTGCCGCCTCTATCTATGTTGATTTCATCTTCTTGGATACTGACGAGCGCAGAAAGATGGCCTCTAACCCCCATGAGTACCTCATTGAGCAGCTCCAGTACACTGGTGATGAGTCGGTCGGATCTTCGTCCAACAAGATCAAGGTCAACTTCAACCACCCCTGCAAGGAGCTTATCTGGGTTGTCCAGCCTGATGCCAACGTTGACTATTGCTCGTCTCTTGAGGCCGGCACTACCCTCTTCAAGGTCCTCGGATCCCAGTCATTTAACTACACTGATGCCATTGACTCTCTGCCCCCTGCTATCCATGTCTTTGGTGGCCAGGCTGAGACCTCCGGCAAAGATGCCTTCATCACTGGCGGTGTCTTCCAGATGGCTGGCGCTCTTGATGGCCTTGTCACCTCTGGCACTAATCTTGGTGGCGCCAATGACGCTGGTTGGGGCGGCGCTAATCACGTGTTTGATGCTGCTACTGGCACCAACAATGGATCTTACGTATCTGATGCCGGCACCTTCGTGCTCGCTGAGACCGCCCTTGACATGCACTGCTGGGGTGAGAACCCTGTCGTCACTGCCAAGTTGCAGCTCAACGGCCAGGATCGTATCTCTGAGCGTGAGGGCAGCTACTTTGACGTTGTCCAGCCCTTCCAGCACCACACCCGTGCCCCCGACACTGGCATCAACGTTTACTCGTTTGCCCTTAGACCCGAGGAGCACAACCCCTCTGGTACCTGCAACTTTTCCAGAATTGACAATGCTACCCTCCAGCTTGTCCTTTCTTCCGGAGCTGTCGCTGGTGTTGCCACTGCTAAGGTTCGTGTGTATGCCTATTCTTACAACGTGCTAAGAGTGATGGCCGGCATGGCTGGTATCGCTTACTCAAGTTAAATCTTTTGTGGGTTTGATCAAAGGGAAATCTTTAATTACCAAAAAAATAAAAATAAAAAATATGGTTTTTTATTTTTACGAGATTCTAAAATTATATTTCAATGTTTGTTTTGCTTGTTATTGGATCTGTTTTTACTGTTACTGTGTATGTTTTCTCATTTGACGGAATATATTTGTCATGATTTCCTTTAAAATATTGGTCTTCTATTTCGTGTGATAGAGATTGTCCGGATGGTTGTACTTTTTCTGTGACAATTTTTACATTTCCGGTGGCATCAAATTTAATTATGTATGTTTTAATAGATTGTGTTGGTTGTGGCACTGTTAATTCATTTGCCGCTTCTTTTGATGAATCTTCTGCTTTTATTAATGAATCTTCTGCTTTTATTAATGAATCTTCTGCTTTTATTAATGAATCTTCTGCTTTTATTAATGAATCTTCTGCTTTTATTAATGAATATTTTTGCGACTGTATTGATTTATTTGCTGCTTCTTTAAATGAATTTTCTACATTAGAACTTGGTGTAATTGATTCAATTACAGATTTTGTTTGCGACTCTATTGCCACATTTGCCACTGTCATCAATGAATCTGTTATATTGTTACTTGTTGAAATTGGTTCTGACTTTATTGCGGTGTTTGCCGCTGTTATTAATGAATCTGTTATATTGTTACTTGTTGAAATTGGTTCATTTTCTACTTTTTTTTGCGAGTCTATTGCCGCGTTTGCCGCTGTTTCAAATGAATCTTTTATATCGTCTCTTGCTTCTTCAGATTGTGATGATAATTCTATTGTTTTATTTGTCGCTTCTATTAATGATTTATTTAATGTGTTGTCTTTATCATTTTGGATGGAGATTGTTAGATGGTCTTCTGGTTTGATATCTTTTTTTTGAATGGGTTTTATATTTATTTCACCAACGTCAATTTCAAACGCAGGTTTGGCAAATAATTTAATATTTTCTATTGCTGTTGTCTCATCAATTTTGTATTTTTTCAACTTATTTTCTTCTGAGTATTCTTCAGTTAACCCCTCTAAAATTTTCTCAATTTCTTTTTCATCTTTATTATCTAAAAGATCATTAATGTTAATTAAATTTGGATTATTTTCATCTTCTTCAACAAATTCATAAATTCCATAAAATGTATTTTTGTCAAAATCTTTATCATTGTCTATAGTTGTTTTATCATCCCTTTTTGTCCATTTGAATGAAATCGCAATCAAATTATGTTGTGTCACCAATATTGGAACAGCAGTTCCTTCACTCATTAATCCATCATGAACTAAATAAGGTTTTTCATTATTATATTTCACCATGGTTTCCTTTTCAGTGTCGCTGTAAAGTTGCGTAACTGTGTTTGATGCTTTTTCTATATGCCAAACTTTAAGTTCGCCTTTTCTTGTTAAAGAATTTGTTCCGGAATTTAACTTATCTTTCCAAAAATTCCATAAATGTGGCAAAAATACAATGTCATCACCTTTCGGCTTATATTGTTTTATGTAATAAATTTGTTTGTCTCCTATTTTAATTGATTTGACTTTCATCAAGTCTTTTATAAGATTATTGTAATTTGCGAAAAAAGGAACTTTATAATAATCTTTTGTTTCAGTTCCTCTAATTGTTGCAAATATTGTTTTTTTTTCATCCATTAATTTTCCTTCTTCCTTTCCTTCTTCCTTTCCTTCTTCTGAATTAACTGTGGTTGATTGTTTTGACTCTATTGACTCTATTGTTGCGAGTATTATTCCTTCGTCGTGTTCATTCAATTTGGATGATTTTATTTTTTTAATAAGAGATTCTTTTTCCGATATTCTCAATTTATCAACACTCAGCAAATATAATATATTATCAACTTTTCTTCTTGAAATCGCATAATCCAGTGCTGTGCGTGGTGGATTAGAATTATCTACTTTGTTCACATCAGCCCCTCTTTCTACAAGAAATTGTAAAATATCTGGCGTTCCATTATCGGCTTGACGCATTAATGCTGTGATATCAACTCCGCCATCTTTGTAAGTTTTATCCAACATGTCTGGGGTTGAATTAAGTATAGAATTCATTTTGCCAATATCATTATTAAAAACAAAGTTCCACGCATCTTTCTCCACAATTTCAATAAGTTTTTCATCATTTTTATCTAGATCTATTTGAAAACCCTTCTTTTTATATAACAACATTGACCAAGCTATTTTTAATGTATTTTGTCTGAAAGTTATTTCTGCTCGTTTTAAAAAATTGTAGCGTCTTTCATCATCAAACTCTATTTTATTCGCACTATATGATTCATCTTCATAAATATAATGTCCAGATTTTCCCTTGTTGCCCAAATGACAAATTATGCCATACCGAACATATTCATTTCCTCCAATGTTTAGGGTTTCATCTGGATCTATTAAATTATCATATCTTTCTTCATTGGCGCCCATGCCATCTGTAAATGTTCTTGGAAAATATATTATAATGTAATTTTTCACATCAGAATACTCTTCCTTCGTGTAAAAGTTAATTATTCCATTTTTTGTGTCTTCAATTTCAAACTGAATTTTTCGTTTTTTATCTTCATTTATTTCACTGATTTTATATTCATTACCCACATCAGATTCCGAAATTTTATTTATTTGATATTGTAATGTCGTATTTTCACTTTTTTCAGGTTTTATTTTTAAAATGTAATTTGTATCTGTTTTGTCACTAAATGAGTTTTTTATAATTTCATTTTGGTTTTTTACATTTTTATTCAATTCTTTTAATGTTATTTTCCCACTTGAAGGTTTATAATACTTATTTTCCGTCTGAGAAAATCCTATAAATTTTTCAAGTTGAGGAATATATTTCATCAATTCCTGAATTGCTTCGGCGGAATCTTGCTGTCTGTTATAAGGATCTTGTCCAGGAAATAATATCATTGGAATCATAACTGGTTCATATGTAAGTTCATTAGCTTTATTTCCGGCAATATTAGAAAATATTTGAGAAAGCAAATAACATAACAAATCTTTTATATCTACCGGGTCAAACCGAGATGTAATTTCTTCTATGAAAACATTTTTTATGAAATTATATTTTCCCGGATTTTTTCCATCTTTTCTATCTTTCACAGCAGTTGTGAATGCCGCAAATAATTTTTTTATTTTTGGATCCGTCAATATTTTTGGCAATTTTTTAGAATCATAATAAGATGCTTTAAAATTCATAATTAATATGGCAAATTCTTCAATTGAGAATAAAAGCTGATACAAAGCACACAAATAACATGTATTGCCAATATTTGGAACACCTAGGCGATTATTGTTAATATATTGCGTAGAAGCAATCCAATCTCCACCGCCTTTCTGTAAAAACCCTTTTCGGGTTTTTTTATTTCGGGTTATGTCATCACCTTTATTTTTCCGTGTAAACATTTGTCTATATATACCACATGGACAAATGTTTATGTTTGTGTCAGCCTAAAAAGAAAAAACAGCAGTGTCAAAGTCTAATTCACTATCTTTTAAATAACATGCCATGGTTGTCTCTCCTTCTAAAATGTATCCCCTGTTTTTGGTTTTTATTTGTTCCATGATAAATTGATTCACCGAAAACAAATAGTTTGACGGTTTTTTATTATCTTCCATTTTGTCAAATATGTCAGCTCTATTTATTATTATGTCAATTGGTTCTAATGTTTCATTGTCAAATGTGATCTCAACTACGTATTTTTGATTGTTTTTCACACTTGGTTTTGCGGTTGAGGGTTCAGTCAGAGATGTGTTTATCATTTGATTTGAATTTGGTAATGGATTTACAGTTCCATTCAGCGATGTGTTTATCATTTGATTTGAATTTGGTAATGGATTTACAGTTCCATTCAGAGATGCGTTTAACATTTGTCTTATTTCCAGGTCATTTTGTGATGGATTTACAGTTCCATTCAGAGATGCGTTTAACAATTCTGATAATTTCATGTCATTTGATGATTCATTTATGAGTTTATTAGATCCCGTGTCATTTTGTGATGGATTTACAGTTTTATTTAACGATGCGTTCAATAATTCTGATAATCCCATGTCAGTTGATCCTATTTCAATTGGTTTTTCTAATTCTTTCGCTTTATTTTGTAATTCTTTCAGTTCTTTGTTTTCTATTTCTAATTTTTCCGCTTTATTTTGTAATTTTTTCAGTTCTTTGTCTTTTTCTTCTATTTCTTTGGCACATTTGGGTGGTTCAGTGCTTGTATTTGTTGTTCCCGCATTTTTAAGAGATTCATTTAAAAATGTTTTTAAATTGACACTTATATTTTCTTCAATTAAACTTTGTATCACCGTTTTACATTTTTCATAACTCATTGTTTCATCAGAATTACTATATGATCCTCCAAAAAATGAAATTTTTAATGGAATCAATTCCGATACTTTCCCTTTGATTATATTTTTTTTAATTAAAACTCTATTTTTTCTTTTTATTTTTATTTTACTTTCATCAATAGAATCAGCAGAATATAATGGATTTGTTGATTTTTCACTATAAACTGATGACAAATTTTTAGAATTATTGCCATCAGCAGAAGCTGGTGAAATATCTGTCTCAACGCTTGATGTATAATCGGGCGATTTCACAAATATTCGTTGTATTAGTTTTTTTTTGTCTTTGTTATTTTGCGTTGCTGATTTAAATAGATCATTTGAATTTATAAAACTTGGTAATTTTGAACTACCATTTTTATTGGGGTTGTCT